AACGTAATCGACAACACTCCTCCATATGGATTGGAAGGTAGAGTACAGATTCGCATACACGGTCTTCACGCAGATACAACAGATAAAACTGGTATCCCACAAAGAGACTTGCCTTGGGCGCAGGTTATGAACCCAGGAGATACTTATGGTGTTTCTGGTCTCGGTACAAGTTCTCAGATACTTCCTGGTGCTTTAGTATTTGGATTCTTCCTAGATGGCGCAACTTCACAATTACCGTTGGTGCTTGGTTCTTTACCTCGTATTGAATTTCCAACTACGGTTCAGGCGTCAAAACGCGAGGATATGGCGACCAACCCATTCAGTTATGAATTTAAACAATCTAATGCTGAGGCGATTGATCCAATATTAACAACTAGCAGTAAACCAGCAGGAGATGTTGCTCGTTATTTTATAGACAATGGATTTAATGCAAAACAAGCATCTTCAATTACTGGAGTGCTACAAGAAATTAGTGGACTTGATCCCACCAACGTGAGTAATGGTATCGGCATTGCTGGATGGCAACCCAACACGCCTAGATACTATCGTTTCTACGCATACATACGCAGATTGGCACCTGCTAGAGATTCAACAGACTTTGAAGGACAGTTGCTTTATGTTCTTCACGAACTTAAAACTGCTCGTTCTAATGCGATGTCCAAGTTGCTTCGTGCGCGCGAGATTGAAGGCAACTTGTTTGGCGCGAAGGTTGACGGTATTGAAGAGAAAGGTAATGGACAGGTCGCACAACTTGTGAAGTATTATGTTGATCCTAAAACTGCTTGTAGTAAATCATCAGCAGAAGGTAAGGCGAAGGCAATTTATGGTGGTCTTGGAGCAAGGTAATGGCACGAATTAATTTAAGCGAAATTAATCAATACATCAAAAACTTTTTTGATAGGATTGGACTTCGTGACCTTGAAAAAGCACACGCAGAAAGAATCAAGCAATGGTTGATTGAAAACTTATCAAACATTGGTCGATACAGCGTTCGAGACTTCGAGAGGACAGGTAATCTAAACTCGTTCGGTAAACACCCTTACAATGACATGCGTCCAGTCCATCACGATAGAGCAGATGGTTGGGTCTCGTTGACCGAAGAAGTTCCCGACATAGATCACCTTACATATGGCACAGGTATGTTGTATGTACACGGCGAAATGGAGTTGCCTGAATACTGGAAAGAGCAGGGTGGTAAGCCAGGTGATCACATGTACAACGATGAGTTTCACCAAGTAAACTATTCGGGAACTCAAAAGTATTTGTATCAACAAGTTGGTAATGGTGGACTCACACCAGGATCTTTGCCAGTTTACATCCCACAATTTTGGTATGAACCAGAGTTTGGTGATGACGATGTTAGACTGCCAGGAAGAACTCCATTAACTAAACCGAGCACTGGATCTCTCGCTTCGGGTTGGGGAGATCAAGATTGGGACCTTGGATATGTTTGGAAGCAAGATGTAGCAGTTCCTGCTCAAATAGTCTGCGGAACTTTTAAAGAACCAGGAGGCACTGTTCCTCTTTACAGTGATCAGGTCGCTTGGTTCTATGGTACAATCACCTATACGATTGGCGGCGACCAAGTTCGCGAGCAACAAGGCGATGCCGCGGATGGTGATAACGATGATATCGTATATCACTTGGATAATGAAAGAAACAACTATCCATGGCGAGTGGTGAATGGCGCAACTGCTCTGAGCGTGAAGACTATGCTTGAAGAAGTCATCAAAGAAAAATCAAACGGTATGTATGATGGCAGTTTGCCAGCACTTGCGGAAGATGTCGGCACCTATGCACCTTTAGAAGGATTGAAGTTCGTGAAGGATAAGATTGACGGTATCGTGAACTTTATTTCACCAGTCGACGAAGTTCCTCCGAAAAATAAGGGATAATGTAATATGGCGATTGGAACACAAAGTGCCTTTAATACTCTCATCGCACAGTCAGTTGTCTCGGCGAATGGAACCGCTGCGGCGTTTGATTCTCTGACAGGAGGAACATTGCCAGACAGCACTAAAGAAGAAATCGACACTCTGGTTGCTACAACTCTCAGAGAAAATAACGGAAATCCAACGCCAGGATTATACGAGCAGGTCGCGGAGTTGATGGTCGGATCAACACCAGGAATGAGTGTTGAAACTTTGGCAAATGTTCTTCGGTCGACAGATATCGCTGGAGTGCTGACAAAAAAGGCACCTTCGGTTAATATTGAAAATCAACTAGCAACCATAACAACTAGATACGAGAAGAAGTTACAGCAAATTGCTGGCGCGGTTGACCAAGAAGTTTTGAAACTTGGATTGCCAGGATTTGCGCAGAATGCTGCGAACAATATAGTAAACGACAGCATGGCACTAATTAATGATGCCTTGCTACAAGCAGGGATAACATCGGATACAGGTGCACCTGCTACAATAAACGATGCTAAAACAATAGTTGTAAACAAAATTTTATCTCAACAAGATTTGATTTCAGTTGATGACGTTATTGGACCAAAAACTTCAAAACAAGTAAAAGAATCTATAAAAGCAGCGGGTGATGCTGCGGGAATAATTGACACTTCCGAACTATCAGTAGAAAATGCAAAAGAACTTGCTGGTAACGCGATACAAGGGATAAATGGTGGACCAAACTCAAGTAAAGAGTATACCGATACCGTTGGTGATGTTGCTCCAACTATCATAGGATTAACAGAAGAGCAAGAACTTGATATTGTCGGACCTCCTAGTTATGAAATAGGTGGGAGTAATATTCAGGCAGGTAGCACCTACATTTCTTCTATAGAAGAACTTGAAGCGGAGATGGCGAGTATGACTCGCGATATTTCCGAGATAATCGTGCATTGGTCTGAAACTTTTACGAACGCTAATCTTACCGCTGCGCAGTTGACTAAATTAACTGGAGCAGGCGATAATGCATATCACTTAATTATCCGTAGAGATGGAGCAGTTGAAAGAGGTGTTCCTCTAAACAGCGTAGGAAATCATTGCCCAGTTAATAACCATAATGCATACTCGATTGGTGTGTGCTTAGTTGGCGGTGTTAATGTACCTTCAGATTCGAGGGATATGGAAATAGAAGTTTCGCCGAGAAGCATTACACAGTCTCAATATAATAGTTTGTATCAAATTTTTAGAACGTTCTTTGACCAATATCCTGGTGGGCAGGCATTGGGTCATATGGATGTAGACGTGTCCCAAAACGATCCTGGGTTTGATGTGCGCGACTATGTGTACAACAATTTTAATAAGCAGAGTTTGTATATGGATCCTCCAAACGATCCTGCACTGTCTCCTCAGGACATCTTGAAGGCACTTGAAGGTCAAGGTCCAGATATATTAACCAAAGACCCTGACGCTATGGAGAAGAAATTCTAATGACCACTGGTTCTAATAAAGTTACAGACAGAATTAATGACCCTAATGCAGAAAGCGAGGAGTTAACAACAGGCATACCGCTAGATGGATCAGTGGATCCAACAGGTGAGTATCCTTTACGGTACAACTGGTTTTCTTCTAACGTAAGTGCTGCTGGTCGCGGCGTCAAGGTCAATGATCTTTGGATGCGCGGAAGCACTATGGGCGTCAGTTTTGATGTCCCGATCGGCACAACTTCTATATTCCCATTTAACCAAGCAAACGTAACACCATCAGGTCATTCGTTTGAGATAGATGATACTCCTGGGAATCAGCGGATCCTGATCAAACATCACACTGGCGCAGGCGTAGAACTAAAGCAAGACGGTTCAGTTCTTATCGCTTCGCGTACGCATCAGGTTCAAGTGGTTGGTGCAGATCACGAACTGATTGTGCAGGGTGAAGGCAACATAACATACGACGGGGACATGAATCTAACAGTCAACGGAAACTATAATCTGACTGTTGGTGGTACAATGAACGTAGATATTGGGGCGAATCACAATCACTCGATTCATGGTTCTTATATTACTGAAACTGGTGACACGCATCAAACCATTGTTCGTGGTAATAAAGATACAAAGGTCTGGGGTGACGTCGTAGATTTTACTGCGAGTGAGCATAAGGTAATCACAAAAGGCGATTATCGAATCCTGTCGAATAAAGATATTATTCCGAACGCTCGTCGCGGTATTCGTATGACAGCAGAAAAACATCTCACAACTGCTTGTGGCGGGTTTACTACATTCTCATCTGATCGTATGCATATTATCGGAAGAAAGGGTAAGATTGGAGGTGAGGAGTTTCACTTCTTTGGATCTTTGTTCACTGGTGGCGGTGATGATACACAAGGCAAGAATACAGTATTTCATGGCAACCTTGTAGGTCGTGCCCTTGAAGCATGGACTGCGAAATACTCCAAGTTTTCCGAGCATGCCCACTCTGCCTTTGCTGCGAGTGGCGCATTGGTAGCAAGTAGTGTCGGAGGAGTTCCTGGTACGTTTACTCCATCGCCGATGAGCGTAAAACCAGATTATCAATTTGAGTGGGGTTGGAACGCGAAGGATAACCATGTAGTTCTGCAATCCATGCGATTTGATGGTAGTGTGCTCAATGACGACCCAGATTGGTGGATTATCCCAGGATTGCCAGGAGGATTAAACCAAGGACTTGCCATGAGTTCGGAGCACTCAGAGAATATATTAGGGCACGAACCTTTGTACCAGTATTACGGAAACCCGACTAAGTGGTGGGAAGTATGGAACAAGACTTCCCCATATGCTGTTCGTAAGGTTGTTATCGACCACGACGATACCATTGAAGATAAGATTGCGAAGAACGACACATACACTTATTACTTCAACTGGACACCAGAAACGCCAGAGATTCGCTCCAAGTTGCGAACGATGGACGGTGCTAACGATACGGCAACTTCTCCAGAAGGTCAAACTGATGGACCAAAGTGTATACAATCATTGCTAGACGAAAACAGGTTAAGCGCAAAATACAAAGATCCTGGTCCATCTGCTCCATACGAGATTAAGAGAACTGGTACAAGTATCCCAACAGCAAGGTTTGGATATTCGCTTCTTGGTAACCCAGTAGAGCGTGCGTCCAAAACATTCTTGCCTAAAAATAAACAGGCGGCAACTAGAACTATTTTGGCAGATCCTCTCTACAACCCTGATAAAATGGATGCGCCGATCACAAGTAAAACCAGATTGTCTAAGTCTAGCACCATGTCTAAGTTCTTTGGTGCCCCAGGATCTAAAACTTCTTTGGACTTTGTTCCTATCGTTAAAGATCGACAAGACCTCGCGCGACAGTTTTATCTGCATGCATGGTTGATGGAAGGTGTTTCTTCTCTGAAAGAGTTTAGCAACTTCAGATTACAGGTTACGGAAGGATATTACAACCCAGCGAACGGTATCCGTAGAAAGTACGACGGTTCCTCTAGTGAACCTGCTATCAAGCGATACTGGAGAGAACCATATCGGAAAGAAGATGGCGGTAGTTGTCAAAAATCTATTGTACAAGGCGCACCATATATTAATGAGTTGAAGTATGAGGGTCGCGCATGCGCGTACACTCTTTATAACTCTCGCGGAAAGATCGACTATAGCGCGACCTTTGAACTTTCTTTGCATATTCGAGACTTGTTCTTCTACGACCAGTTAAGTTTGGATTATGATTATACTCGACCAGATAATGTTCTTACTCAACAACTAATAGTGGTGATGCCTAAAATCGAAAAAGACTTTAAGGCAACTTTTGAGATGAAAGTTTGTACATACTTCAACAGACAATTGTTGTCAGGCGCAGACCTTATAGAAATAACCGACTGATAGCAGTATAAATAGATGTATCAAACCATCGGATAATAAGAATGGCACTGAAACGAGTCACCCCAGGAAAGACTGATACTACGTTAGTCACTGGGAAAAAAATAGACTACAAAGACATAGATTTGTCTTTTTCTGCTAAGCCAGGATCTATTAATGAAGATGGCAAGAAGCAAGGCGACGTCTATAAAAAAGTTGACACTGCTGCTGTAATTCAAGCAGTGGAAAACGTCTTACTGACTGACAGACTAGAAAAACCTTTCAACCCAAATTACGGTGCGAACCTCAGATCAATGTTGTTCGACATGGTTGAAACATACTCTGAAGAGTTGGTTAGAAGGCAAATTATCAGAGCACTTAATAGAGATGAACCGAGAGTAACTGTCACTGACGTTAAATTTTATGACGGAAACAGACTCGTTAATTCAGGCGCAGCAAGCATATTCGATAGGGATAGTCTTAGAAACACAGTTGCTATTATTGTAGAATTTGAAATAGACAATTCCCAAGGGCAATTTTCAGCAAGAGTAAACTTGAACAGGTTACGATAATGGCAACAACAATTAATTCTTCAAAGTTAGATTTTCAACAGATCAAAGATACTCTTAAGCAGTCTTTGAAAGACACTCAGGAGTTTGAAGATTACGATTTCGAGGCATCTGGATTATCAAACATCCTAGATGTTTTGGCATATAATACGCATCTAAATGGTCTTATCGCAAACTTTTCTCTAAACGAATCTTATCTCGTTACTGCTCAACTGCGTCCATCTGTTGTATCCCTTGCTGAGTCTTTGGGTTATGTTCCGAATTCTAAAAAATCTCCAGAGTCTACGGTTGAGGTAGAAGTTAATACAGTCGATCTATTAAACGTAGCAAACAATCAAACTTTGCAACCAGGACAACTGGTACTTCGAGGTGTAAAAGACGGAATCGACTATACATTTTCTAACAGAGAATCTATTAGTGCTGTTTCTAGAGGCGGTGAAGTCTACAGGTTTGCCCCAACTGCTGACGCATCACAACCGATTAGAGTGTTTGAAGGCGAAGAAGTAAACTTACAGTTTGTTGTTGGTGATGTTGTGGACACAGTTTATGTTATCCCTGATGAAAACATTGATATCAACACTGCAATCGTAAAAGTTTACACCAATCAAGAAGCAGCAGCGACTGATGGTAGTTCGGTGGAGCATACTAATCTGTTAAACGCAACAACCATTACTGAACTTTCTCGCTTGTACGTATTGAGAGAATCCCCGAACGGATTTTATGAATTGACTTTCGGTAACGGAAATTCTTTAGGACAAGCACCGCAAGCAGGTAATGTTATTAACATTAACTATCTGCGAACTAATGGGGCAATTGCTAACAATATTCCAACTCTGCGATTGAGTAGTTCTCTAGAATTCGTTGAGAGGCAAACAGGAGACGCAATTGCTGTTCCTGATGAAGATGTTAGTATTTCAGTACAGACCAGATCTGCTGGCGGTGACGATAAAGAAGATATCGAATCTATCAGAATAAGAGCGCCATACCAGTATGCTGCTCAAAACCGAATGGTAACAGCAACAGACTATTCTGCAATTATTTTGAAGAGATACGCAAACTATATTGACGACATCAAATCTTGGGGCGGCGAAGACGACGACAAACCAGACTATGGTGCGGTGTTCACTTCCATTGTATTCAAAGAGAACTTGACCAATGCCACCATTGACCTTGTTAGGAGAGGCATACTTGACCTAGCAGATGAGTTTTCGATCGCTTCTTTCCGATTAAACTTCACCGATCCAGTGGAAACTTTTATTTCTGCGCAAACTTTTTTCCAGTGGAACCCTTCTTTAACAGGTAATACTGAGTCTACGATTCGCGCTGATGTTCAAACTGCCATTGATAACTACTTTAATGACAACACAGGTAAGTTTGATCAAGTTTTCCGTAGATCTAATATGTTGACTAAAATTGATGCTACTAACCCGTCAGTTCTTTCTTCTAGATCCAATATTAGGATAAACAGAAGAATTACCCCAGTTTACAACTTACAGCAAAATCATGAATTGTATTTCCCTGTAGCATTGAGGGATCCAACACTCGTTATTGAACCGACAATCACCAGTTCTTTGTTCATATACCGAAACCAGACATGCTTTATTCGCAACAAGTTGGATAAGAGAGTTAGAATTTCTCCACCAGGAATAAATCCAGTTGTGTTTGATAGCAAACCTTCTAGCGATCTTGAGTTGGTAAGTATCTCAGGGAGGATATTGGTAAGTAATATTGGTTCTTACAATGCCGCCGAGGGAATCGTGAAAATCGACGGACTTACTGTTCAAAGTATTCCGAACGCCAGAAACTTTATCAAAATTTTTGCGGTTCCGGCAAATGAATCAGTTGTGGTGGCAAAGTTGAATAACGTAGTTAAGTATGACGCTGAAGAATCTTTCGCGAAGGCAATATTGGTCGACACTGAGTAAATAAAATGCCATTAGATAAAACTCTAACAGACGTTTATCGCCATAAACTTGACCTTGATAAGTATCAGGTTTATGAGACCTTGCCCGGACATTTTGACACCAAGTACCCAAAACTTGTAAACTTCCTACAAGAATATTATAAAACATTAGAGGAAGAAGGTGCAGCGACTGAAGCACTAAATGATTTGTTGTTGAACAGAGACGTAACTGGCGCGAAGGTTGAGTTGCTCGACTTTATTGCCAACGAACTCTTGATGGGTAAACCATACTACGAATCGTTCCAAGATAAAAGAACTTCGTTACAATATTCAAACTTATTATACCGATCAAAGGGAACTGAGTTTTCTATCAAACAGTTCTTCCGTGTATTTTACGGTCTCGATATTGAAGTTCGTTACGGAAAAGATGAAGTTTTCTACGTTGGAGACCCTAACGAAGAAGAAATGATTTTTGAAGGTCAAGGCGAAAACGGTGGACATAACTTCCCCTATACCTTTATGGGTTCAGAAATAAACCTATATGTTCAAGACAGTCAAGGCGAATATGTTCCACTGAGGCAGGGCATAGATTACACGAGAGAGTTTTCTGCTTTTAATATCAGATTGACCCCAGTTGACAGTGAAGGGCAATATTTAACGCCACTGACTCCTATCGGAACTGATAGTAACGGCGAATCACTATATGATAGTGACTCACAATTAAAGTTCTTAAATGATACAGGGTATGTTCCTGTCGGAAGTAATCTGAAGATGGTTTCAGAAACCAGATCATACTCAACTATCGGTTCAGAAGTAACGCTGAAAAGAATCACTGATAATAAGTTCTATCAATTGTATGGAATTTTAATATCTACTCCTATTGGTGTACCAGTTTGGAGGCAGGCATACAAAACGTTCGTGCATCCAGCAGGTATGTACCTTGCTGGTGAGGTGCAGATAAACTCGATTTTTGACTTTAATTTGGGTCCACAACCATCGTTTATCGAACCACCACCTCCTGTAGAGGTGTTCTCTACTGCGCAAGTATTGAAGCGCAACGGAACAGGATTGTTCTCTACTTCAATCACAGAGATTGGACCAGGACCATATGGTGAAAAGATTAGGACTCGCGTTAATGATATGACGCATCCTCGCAACGTTGGTGGTTGGCACACTCAGTATAAATCAATCTATGAGGCAGATCTCATTGAAGGAAGAACGATTGATGGCACATATGCTGACCTTTCAAACACAATTAACCTGCTTGATGAAGATAAGTGGTATGGATACGATAGTGATGGATCAGGCAACTTCACGACTATAAAGTTCCCTAACGATCTTCGCGATAGTTCGACAGCACCAGATACCGAGTTAATTAGAGATAGACTGGCAGCAATGGCAGGTTCTTCTTCTGGACGGTTGAAAAATGCTTTCTTGAATGGCGACAGTGATGGTCTAGGAAACACAAGTGTATTTGGGGCGAATGACGATAATCTTATCCAATATACAGAAAATCCATTATTGCCTATAGATAGTGATGGAACTATTCATAATCCTAGTGGAACTTCATAAAACTGGTATAAATAAACAGTAGAATTTACGGAACGCAAAAATGGCACACAGTACAAACCGACTAATATTGCTGAACGGAACCACTGCTAATGATGGCACTGGTGATACTCTGCGCGCTGCTGCTGATAAAATCAACGGGAATTTTGAAACAATCTTCGAACTCCTTGGCGATTCAGATGCAGCGACGGGAAACTTTCACCTAGATTCCGATGGTAATATTATTTTTGGCGATTCAGATGTAGGATCATATACAACTACGTTAGTTGGTGATGTCGCGACTGGTAGTAATAAAACAATTACTTTGCCAAATACGACTGGTACTGTAGTTCTTAAAAATACTATAGACACTCTGACTAATAAGACTTTGACTACACCAAAGGTTGGCATGATTCATGACTCCAATGGTAATCAGATTCTAGAGTTAAATGGCGTCACTTCTTCAACACATTTTCTAAGATTGGATAACGGCGATTCTGTCAATTCCATAAAGTTGTGCGTTGATAGCGATGCTGCAAGTGGAACAACTGACGTTGATATTCGAATCACTCCTTTAAATGAAGGAGGTTTGTACGTAGATGCTCCGATCATTCAAAACACAGAAGAATTAACTGCTTCTGGCGCTGCTGATCCATGGGTTCCTATCACGTTCATCAACAGCACTGGAACAACGACGATTACTTGCCCAGATGGAACAGTAACAGGGCAAATTAAAAAGTTTGTAAACATTAACAGCGGGAACGCAACTATCACGCCATCAAATTTCGGACCAGGAACTTCAATGGTCTTGAAAGGAAAGCGCGGAATAGAATTGATTTGGCACGCTACGCCATCCGAATGGATGCCTATGGGTCTTGATTCTTCCGATAGTTTAACAATTGTACCATAAGAGAGTAGGGAAAAATGGTAGCAACAGTATCAGATAGTTTTAAAAGAGAAATTCTTGAAAAGATTTATGACTCTTACTTAAACATTGGTAAAACAGCAGGAACTGACTCGGATCGTTTTTATCTTGGGATTGGTCGAGCAGAAGAGTGGGATTCGACTGCCACAACTGGCGAACTCAATCCTCCTGTTCCAAATCCTTCACGCGATGATGCCTTAAAGTTTCAAGAATCCCTACAGTCTTTGAAACTTGTTCCTGACGTTTCATACGTTGTACCAAGACATAACTGGATTGCTGGTACAGTATACAATCAGTGGGACAATTATTACAGTTCTAACACTACCATTAGAGCAGATGGTGATATTCAACAGTCATACTACGTGATCACTGATGATAATAGTGTGTTTGTTTGCCTACAACAAGGTATGGACGCGGATGGAAACCCAAATACTTCTACCGTAAAACCTGCTACAACTACAGGAGTACCTTTTTCTGACCCTAATGACGGATATGTTTGGCAGTTTTTGTTTACGGTTGGTGCTGCTGAAGCGAGAAAGTTTTTAACTTCATCATATATCCCAGTAGAAAAAATCATTGACTCCGCTGACGGCGGTCCTGCCACTGACGAACTAACAACCACAAGAGCGAATCAGTTAGCGATTCAAAAAGCAGCGGTTGATGGACAAATCATCGGTGTTGCTGTCGAAAATGGTGGTAGTGGATATTCTGCAAACACCACTATTAGTCTGCAAATATTTGGAGAAAATATTCGCAACCGAGGTCTTGGATTTAGAACTAATCCAGGAGACTCCGCGCGAGGGTTTGCCAGGACTAATGCCTCTGGTGTCGTCTATCAGGTAATTATGAAAGACTCTGCTACTGCGTCGACGTTTTCGTTCGGTAAAAATTATAAAAACGCATCTGTAGAGTTGGATCCAGACAGTGTTGGTACTGGTTCTGGATGTGTGCTTCGCGCGATTATCGACGGTGACTCTGGCATGGGAGGCAACCCAGTTGTAAACTTGAACTCGTCAGCAATTATGTTTAACGCAACTCTGACTGGTGTAGAAAACAACGACTTTAATGTGCGAAACGACTTCCGTCAGGTTGGATTGATCAAGAATCCGCTAAAAGATTCAGCAGATTTGATTGATTTCACAGGCGATTCAGTTGTGAGTAGTCTGACCGCCCAAGTTTACAAGAGATTGTTCGTACAAGGAACAAGTGGTTTTGCTGCTAACTTAACTGGTGACCAAATAGTAAGGCAGACTAATTCGAATGCTGAAGCAATTCTAGACTACTTCGATGCTACATATGATTCAACAACAGCAGTTGCGTATGTCCATCAAACAAGAGCAACTGGATTTAAGAGATTTGATGGAACAAATAACATAGAATTTTACGAAGGAACATCTCCTTTGGGCACTGGAACAATTGTTCCAAATGATAGTGCTAATAATATTCGTGAACCACACTTACGACCAGCAGAAGCAGACAGGTTCTCGGGAGAAGTTATCTACATAGATAACAGAGTTAAAATTACTCGAGATGACGAACAAACTGAAGACGTCAAGATCGTGATTGACCTGTAAGGAAAATAAAAAATGCCTAATCCGTATACTGATAACACGTTTAAGAACGTTTACAAAGACGATTTCCTTGATAGCGATGGATATTATCGCATCCTGTTCAACAGCGGTCGTCCTTTGCAGGCGAGGGAACTTACTCAGTTACAAACAATCTTGCAGAATCAAATCACGAAGTTCGCTGCAAACATTTTTCAAGATGGCGGTGCGGTAGCTCCGAAGAGTTCTGGTGCAGGTACTGACATTCGATCATATGTGATCGTTGACGAACTGTATGACGATCCGGAAGATTATATTGGCGCCACAATTACTGGTACAAGTACACAGGGCGGCAAAACATCTGGACTTATTTTCCAATGTAACCACGTAGAAGTTGCAAGCGGAGACGATCTTCCTGTATTATATGGAAGATATGTTTCTCAAGGCGCAGCAGGTGCATCTAACACTGATACTTTTACCGCCCCACTTGCTTTTGTCGAAGAAGAAACTTTGGAAATTCCTGGGTTGAGCGACTTGCGAGTACACAAGCAGGATACTGCTGCTGGTGAACCCTCTTCAACTGGACGAGGTGTTATCTTCACAATGCAGACTGCTGACTTCTTTACTCGTGGGCATTTCGTTATCGCCCCGAAACAGCAACTTGCCATCTCTAAGCACAGCGCAGTAGCAAACGCCAACGTTGGTTTTGAAATTGTACAAGACATTGTTACTGTTCTTGATGACGAAAGATTGTACGACAACCAAGGTGCTCGACCAAACCTATCATCTCCAGGTGCCGATCGCTATAGAATCCGACTTCAACTAATAACTGAAAATCAAGTATCTGATAGATTGGACTTCATTGAATTTGCTAAGGTTCGAGAATCTAAGATTGTACAGATTAAACAGGGCACGGATAGTTTTAATCAAATTGAAAGAAGAATGGCGACTCGCCAAAACGAAGCACTCGGAGACTTTATCGTCAACAAATTTGCTTTGGAAGTTGACGAATGGGATGACTCCAACGGTGATGCTACGAGAATGCGATATCACTTGTCCGGAGTCAATGATCAAGGATTGAATCCCCTTGCCTATGTAGACGGATTTCGTTTAGAACAAGAACTCGACAATGTTCTTTATGTTGAAAAACCAGTCTCAACTACTTCAGATTCAGGCACAAGCACAGGCGTTTTCTTCAAGAACTATCTCGGCGTCAAGGGCAATGATTCAGGCACTAATAGTTTCTTAGGAGACTGGAATCCTTCTAACCTTAACTTACTGAAGAAACAACAACTGCTAAACGAAAGTGGTGTCTGTATCGGTCATGCGCGAGTTAAGTCCGTTGTTAATATGGACTGGACAACTGTAGACAACGGTAAAACAGGCAATAATGTAAAAGGTATTGATACTCAATATCGAGTTCATTTGATGGATATTCAAATGCAGGCAGGAAAAAACTTCCGCGATGTTGAGACTATGCGCGAAGTTGGTGCTGCATCTGCTACTGACACATTACAGTTTCAATTAGAAGATCAACAAGCATTTATAATTGGACCGGAAGTTAATAATTCTCTATTTGAAATTTCAAACCACCGCGTTAAGAGTGTCAGTGATGTAAAAATGACAGTTCAAAGGTTTGATGATGTTTCGGTTTCATCAGGAACTCTATCACTCACTTGTGGATCAGATGAAGATTTCGTTGATGATGGACAATGGGTTTTCATCAACACTGACACAGATAGTGCGCCTATCATCGGCGCGGGTGACATTACTATATCGTCAGGAACAGCAACTATTACTCCCCCAAATCCTGTAAACGGTCACAACTACAAAGTATACTATTATGTACAAAAAGGATTGAAGTCTGGTGGTCTTACTCCAGACACGAAGAAGTACACAGAAGGTTGGTTTAAACTGCGAAGATACAATGATTCTGTTGGTGATCGTTTCCTGATTACCAGTAAAGCAGATGGAACTGCGATGTCTGGATTGTATGACGGTGTGAGATTGCTCCACGCATATGATTCTGACTCTGATGGATCAGTGATCACTAACAACGTCGTATTTGACGGTGGACAACGAGATAACTTCTACGGTCCTGTTTCATTGACCCCAAACAGAGGAGTCAGTGATCTTACCGACTCAGTCCTTGCGAAGATTGGATACTTTACTTGGACTAGAAATGACGGATACTTCTCACCAAACTCATACTTGTTTACTGACTCAGCATCTGCAACAAGTCAGTTCCCTGAGTTTGACTACGGTGATATTCCTACGTTTGTCTCCAAGTTGGATGGCGAACCATATCCTCTACATCAGTATTTCGACCTGCGTCCAAAACTTAACCCATTAGAAGATACCATAAACTCTGCAGACTACAATGAAATTCCTAGAGATGGTGATACAATTAGTTTTGGTGTAGAATACTATAATAAGAGAATAGATGGGATCAACTTAACATACGACAAAACCACATTTAGACCTGTTCTCTATACTAAGAGAGGAGATGAGGAACTCGTACCAGGAATTCCTCAACCAGATGAAAGTACAATGCGCCTCTTCAATATTTTGTTGAACGGCAATACTAAATCTGTCAGGGATTTGATGGTTTCCACTAACCGATATCCTCGCTACACTATGCGAGACATCGATCGTCTAAGAAACCGAGTCGGGCGATTGGAAGAAACTGTTGCCCTTTCGTTTATCGAACAAGAAGCGCAAAATCTTATCGAGCAGGATGGCGAAGGGAATATTCGCTCTAAGACTGGTTTCTTCGTTGACGATTTCAGTTATGGACTTGCCCTCGCTTCAGCAGAAGTTGGACCGAACTTTATTGATGACGAAAGTTGGATCACGCAGACTCTTGATACGTTAAAGGGCGAGATTCAACCGAAGCATACTAAGTTCTGGAACGACTTTATCTACGATTCAGGCGACTCGGTATCCGGAGCAAGAGGCACAACTACTATTCCTTCTTTGAGCAACATTGTCCGAAAGGGCGATATGTTGATGCTGGACTATCAAGAAGTTCTTGATTCCGCTCTAAGTCAAGAAGTAATTTCATGGATGACCCCATACTCATACGAAGAACGTGGGTACTATAATGTCAACCCATTTAACGTATTTGCTGGTGAAGGTAATCTGAAACTAAGACCTTCCGCTGATTTCTGGGTAGACAATCATCGCTTGCCTGATAGAAATATTACCAACGAAACCATTTACATTAAGTTGAATGATCTATCTGCATATGTTCCTAGAACTTGGACTGCTACCTTTGTTTCTACAAGAACCACAACTAGAGATTTGGGTGGACGTAGAATTAATGAGGCAGGTCGTGTCGAGCGAGAAATCGAAAGAACGACAACCACTCGCCGAGTTACTCAAAGAATTACTGAGCGTGTTCGCACTCGCGTAGTAAGCGATCAAATTGAAACTTTCGACGAAGATAAGATCATAGATGTAAGTACTGTTCCATTTATCCGAGCTCGACGAGTGCTCGGTAAAGCAGAAGGTCTGCGCCCAGATACACGTTTCTGGTTGTACTTCGACGGAGTTAGGATGGATCAGTGGGTATTGAGTCGGGACGAAGGTTCTTACACCACATTGCTGGACGCAGGTGCACAAAATAAACAATATGCGCCTGTTGCTACTTGGATGAAGAAGCATCCTAATTCTCTCAATGTTTCAAACGAAAACGTTCTTATTTCAGACCAATTCGGTAATCTGTATTTTGATTTGTTCATCCCGAATACAGCAGTCATCCCTGTTCCTGAATCTGAAGTGTTCCCTTACGAAGAAGAACTTGAAACTTGGTTGAAGAAAGTTAAAGAAGGTGTTGCTCGTTTCGGCGCAGGAGATCCTGCTGTTTATGACTATGCCGGATGGAAGTTTAGAGTTGGTTCGCGCGAAGTAAAACTTTTGGACGTTTCTTCTGGCGTAAGTAGCGACGCACTTTCTAGAGCGAAAACAAGATATCGCGCTGCTGGTCGTGCAATCACCAGAAGGAGAGATATTGTAAGCACTCGCGTTGTTAGAACTGAGGATTATATTGATCGAGTGGCAGAGACGTTAGAAAGCGAAACGATCTCGACAGAAAGCGAAGTTGTTTGGGTTCCATATGATCCATTGGCGCAGACTTTCTCGCTAGTCGCTTCATCCATGACTAGCGGAGCATTCATCACCAAGATTGATGTGTTTATGCGGAGAGCACCTGCTGCTAGTGAACCTCAAGTTCAACTACAGTTACAGATAAGAGATGTGACAAACGGAACTCCGAACCGTGCGCCTATAAGCGAGCAGCACTGTGTTTATAAGACCGCTAAAGAAGTGCGTGATGTGGTTGCTGCGATTCCTAATGTGACCGATCCTGACGAAACTACTCTGGATAATATTCTAGCGAACCCAGTAACTTTTGAGTTTGAAGAACCAATTTATATTCAGGCGGGTAAAGAATACGCTCTGGTTCTATTGTCAGACTGTGATGGATACGAGGCATTTGTAGCAACAACATATGATCTGGTAATCGGTAGAACTGATAAGCGTGTTTCTAAGCAACCTGCAACTGGTTCTCTCTTCTTGTCTCAGAACGGTTCTACTTGGACTCCAAAACAGAATCAAGATTTGGCATTCCGTATCTATACTGCGAAGTTCAAGAAGCAAGGATTTGTTAATTTCTACAATCAACCAGATTTTAGAGTTAACCACAATTATGCAACAAGTTTATCTGTTGATTCGGACGACCTAACTCGTTTCCGTGTTGAGCACAAGTACCACAACTTGCTAGACGGCGATAAGGTTATTATCCGAGGATTAGGATCAGGAACTGATTACAACGGTGTTACTGGCGGTTCAATTATGGACAGTGCCAACGTGGTTGTGGATCCTGATGTTAATGGTTATTATGTTGCCATTAATGACGGATCAACCTTTACTTCGACTGGTAAGTTTGGCGCAGATTCAGTAAGCAGTCTTTCCGCTTGTAATATCGACAGGTTTACTTGGAATGTTTCTGATGTAGAATTCACAGGAACCAGTATTCAGTATCAAGCAAGTTTCGTTAGCGGATTCTCGCATGGTAAGGTTGGACTTTCTACACCAACCCAAGACACCAGATTTGATATCGACGATACGTCAACCCCAGGAACAAATGGTAATGGAATGTTTACATTGACTCCATTTGAGACAATATACTTTGACACACCTCGTTACCTCGCTAATAGTGATCAAACTTTGAGTCCAACAGCGTTGAATGGAGAACCTTCAATCGTTGTTACCACTAAGTTACAAACATCTCAGGTTTCCAACTTTGGCGGTCCTAGAGCGCAATCTGTGAAAGCGTCTGGTTACGTTTCTGATTTGACTCCGATGATTGATATTCAAGGTGTCGGAGCAAACATGCTTAACTACATCGTTGACAACCAAGCATGGGATTCTGATGGTGCTGATACCGTAAGGAATGCTCCACAAGACTTCCTGCCTGAAACTCATCCGTTGTCTGGTACTACTCCATCCAAGCATATTACAAAACCAATTATCCTCCCTGAGGCAGGAAATGGTTTGCGAATTATTGCTAAGTTGCACGTACCGCCAGAAGCAGATTTCGATTTATATTATCGAACAACTACTGGCGATGATCAGGATATCTATACTGTAGACTGGGAGCGAGTCGTCCCAGATAATGATCCTCCTAAGAACCTGTATGTTCAGGGTCCTGGAGAGATTACATATAGCGAGTATAGGTATCTTCTAGGCGGGATTGATGGCAACCTTCCTGACTTCCGTCAGTTCCAAATAAAAATAGTGTTGAGAACCAGGAATAGTTGTCAAGTTCCGATCATTCGAGACATTAAAGCGATTGCTTTGATCTGATGAAAAAAGAACTTAGGCATGTTGAGGGTCATTCTAGTCTAGTTAAAGACCTCTCTACTGGCGCAATACTAAATACAAACAAGGAAGAAATACAGCGTGCACGCGAAATGAAAAAACGTGTAATCGCCAAAAGGGAAAAAGAAAAAGCGATGCAAGAAGATATCGCTGATTTAAAAAAAGAGTTCTCGGAACTTAAAGACCTAATAAAAACAATGATAGAGAAGCACTAAAATGTCGAATAACATGTTTCATGACAGCGACCATCCTCTATTTCAGACGACGGATACCTTTCAACAACTAATCACTGACCTTAATCATTTCGGTGATATTGTTGACTCAGATATGAAGTATCTGGATTCCGCTATTGGACCAGAAACATCAGGCAATTTGGGTAAGGTAAGGGGTTTGACCGACTTTACCGCGAACACCCTTGTAGACGCTCTCAACGAACTTGACAGCGACTTGCACGGTGCTGGTGGCGGTAGTGGTGCTGACTTGGACACCGAAGCGAAGGTGATTGTTGACGCCATTAATGAAATCGAAGCAGTATTTGATGCTAACGCAGGTAAGATTACCACTGACTCCGCTCTCGCCGTAATCACTGTTGGCGATGAAACGCACACAGTAACAGGCGATCTTTCATTCGATGTTCAAAATAACATTACCTTAGATGCTGATGGTGGGGTCATCGTCCATAAAGATGGCGGCGTCACTCGATTCAATCGTACGATGGGAACCAGTAACATAGATTCTGTAACTGGCGACTACACCATTTCAACTGATGGTCAGTTGACTCTGCAAGTAGCAGATTCTGCTTCTGGTATTACCTTCATGCGAGGTAGCAATACAAGATACGAGTACACCTTTGGTCCAGATAATAAACTAGAAGTAACTGGTGGATACCATATTGATGTTACAGGCGATATGACACTAGACACCTATGACGGTAATATTTACTTCTATAGAGACAGCGATCAGGTTATCAGTTGGAACCTCGCGCCAGCAGAAACTCGAATGGAAGTTGCTCGCACTCTCATGATTACTACCGCTGTTGGTGGTGTTACTCTTGATGCTGACTCGGATGTGCGCCTTGCTTCTGGTAATGGGCATATTCACTTTCAAACTGATTCTGTAGAAGGTTCTGAGTTTGCCAGTATTGTTAATAATTCCGGCGACATAATTTTCTACACTGGACTTTATTCTGCTTCACAGGAAGTGTGGAGAACTGACAGCGCAGATATCGTTTTCTCTCGAGCAATAGAAATGCCTGCCTCTGGTGATGCCACTCCGCATACAACTGCTAAAACTGTCCACGGAGCACTTGCCGAAGTCAACGCCAGAGTCCCGAACGTTTATGATCGCAATGGCACATTGTTGAACGCTTAAAGAAAGGATAATACAGTATGTCTGCTTGGAATAGCATACCGATAAAGATCCTAAACTCAAGCGGCGATCTTAAACAAATGACCTTGTTGGAAGAAGAACTCTTCGCCAACGAAGGTGGTCTTGCACTTGTCGGTGCATTCGATTCAGTAGGTAAACGATATTCCGGTGCTATTACCTTAACGAATACTGCTGAAGATTCTGCTATTGGTACTTTTACCGATACGTTCTACACTGATCCAATCGGAACGCACCCAGGAACGTCCATTTCCGCACCATCAACTACCACTACAACATTGTATCAGATGTTGGACTCAGTTTATGAGGTGCCATTTGATGGCGTAGTTGAGAACATGATTGTTGTAGATTCAGACGGTGGATTACACCCTATGGATTCTGCGAGTTATGAACTTCTTGCTCTCAGAGTAAACGAAATTGTCCATTCTGAAGAAAGAGTTGGAACTTTCAGGTTGTCCTCTACTCAACCATCAGCAGAATACGAAAAATGGATTGATACTTGCTTCAGTGATACTAAAACTGACGGGACAACTGATTATCATATTTGGCGCAAATTCACAATCAATGTTGACTCAGAAGTATATTATCCAATTAAACGAATAAACGATTTTGATTTTCAGGAGTTGTCGGCATCAGAAGTTGGTGAAATCGGTAACGGTATGATTCGTTATGGGTACTATACGAACGGAGTTGGTGAATACGAACTGCGCTCTTCAGCGCAAGGTGCTCCAACTGCTTCCGGAACTTGGGAAGCAAGAGGAACTGCTGTTGATACAAAGAACACCACACAGATTCTGCAATATGCTGGAACTCAGTATACTGGACAGTTCGCTACTCAGTACAGTGGACAGTACACTGGGCAATACACAAGATTAAGGTATGAAAATCCTCCCGCAACTTTCCTCGGTGTAAGGCAAGTTCTTTTTAGTGGATCACGAACTAAATCTGAATCCTTTGCTGGCGTTAGAGCAAATCCTGTAAACTTTGCGGGAACTCGTCAGTTTGCGGGGTCAAGGAACTATGCTGGGCAATACACAAGCGCCACAACACAGTTTACTTCTGCCTTGACTAACTTCTTGGGCGTGAGACCAGCAACAGATTATGTTCCAATGACCTTTACTGCTTTCGGAACATCCTCTTACCTTGGTTCTAGAAACTTCCTAGGAACTAGACCTGCTCCAGGAACCTTCACTGCTAATATTGCATCATCCTATGTGGGTGTTAGGCAAGCAAACTTCGCAGGAACTCGCTCTTATTCTGGAATACGCAGTTATACAACCTTTGGTGCGCCTACTCCTGGCACCTTTGTTGGACCAGCATTTTACACTGGTCAAAGATTAGGCAACACCGCACCTTTTGAAGCAGGTTTTCCGAATTTCTTTTCAGGGGTGAGACCAGGACCAACGAATAACTTTGTTGCGGTATCTGAAAACTTCTCTGGACCTGTTACGAATTTCTTGGGACCTGCTCCTGCAACTTTTACTGGATTCCCAACTTATTCTGGAGTCAGAGCAACACCTGCTAACTTCCTAGGAAATAATTATTTCGCATCCACTAACTATATTGCATATTCTGGGGTTCGTGCTTTCTTAGGAACTAGAGCAGCAAACTTCCCAGGAACTAGACAGTTTGCTGGCACTAGGCAGTTTGCTGGTTCAAGAAACTATGCAGGACAATATACAAGTGCACCTGTTAACTTCTTAGGAGTCAGAAACTTCGCAGCAAACTATACTGGCAACCGAAACTATGCTGATCAGTACTTGGGTCCTTCTAGTATCAACTTCACCGGAACAAGATCAGCAACATACACTGGTTATTATGCAGGGCAGTACACTGGACAATACACTAGATACTATACGAGACAGTTTGGTAATCAATATGCTGGCGAAACTCTGGTGGCAGTGCCAGTAGATGTGGAAACATATACACTATATACAAGGGTGTCAGCAACTTAAATTATTTTATATCATAGGAGTTTATGATGGCGACCAGAAAGTGGATGGACAATGCCTTTTGGCACAATGAAGAAAAAGAAATGGCAGAAGCCATTCTTTTAATTACTGACGAAAATAACAGAGAAATCTCTCAAGTCGTTACTGTCCGGAAGTTTGACATTAATGGGGATTTAAATCCCGACTTCACCGAATTGTTAGAACAGATTGGTGAGGAAAAAATTGACGAGAACACCAAAGAACGTCAAGAACGCAAATCCAAAGAAAAGGAAATCGACGAGCAAAGGAAGAAGGCAGAAGAGCAGGCGAGAGAGTTAGAAAAACTGTTTGACGCCAAGATCAAAATCCTAGAAATCGATCAAATCAAAAACACTTCCAATAAAACTTTAAAGAGCAAACTGCGACGTTCTAAGAATCTTGTAGAACTCAACTTGTACGCTCAACTAATCATGATGGAAGAACTTGGTATTGGATTTGTAACTAATGAAGCAGCAGAGTCAAAATAACGGATACTTGATTGTTGCCTCTAAAGAAGATGTCTACTATGCTTGGGCATTAAATCTTATAGAGCAGATAAAGGACTATCACCCCGAGGCAAAAGTCTGCTTTGTAACCGAAGAACGGTTTTGTGATGGTCGGGAAAAGATTGCTGATCATATAATTTTCTGCGACGACAACTACAGAGCGAAACTTTGGGGCATGGCTCAAAGTCCATTCGATAAAACTTTCTATATTGACGCAGATATGGAATGTTTGCATGAAGACATCGCCTTGGTGTTTGATGAACTCGGCGATAATGATATGGTATTCACTGACTTAAGAGAAGAGTGTTATCATATCTTTAGAGACATAGATTTTCCTGGCGGTAAGTTTACTCTTTGCGGTGGCGTTTGTTTGTATGATAGCAGCAACCCTCTAGTCATGGAATTTATGCAAGAATGGTATGACATTTATGTGCAGCAAAGAGCAGGTCATTGGTGGCCGACCGATGAAGAGGGGAACTATGATAAAGAAACTTACCCATACCATTTAAGGCATTGGGATCAGTTTACTCTTTGGTGGTTAACAGAAAAAGTTGAGAAGTATAAAGACTTGAAGATTGGTGTTTTTGAAGACAACTATCGTTGGAACTATTGGTCTTTGTTGCATAGGGAAGTGCCTATGCCAGAAAATACAGTTTTATATCATAAATCATATACTGCTACTAGAAATCTATCTGAAATAACAGCGATTCAGGTTGGGGATCATTTTGAAGGCAAACCATAAGCAGTTGCTAAACGTATAAATAGATTAATAAATTCATCGGCATAGCAGATAGTCATGGCGAAACCTTACAAATTACCAATTATTCAAAAAGATGCGTCTGGCAATTTGCAAAGGGCGACTTCTACCAATGAGAACTATCTCGCGTATCAGGCGGGATTGCGCTTTGCTGAAAGAGGGACTCTTGGTCCCACTGCTATTAAATCATCTATTACAATCGCGCATAGAGATTCTGCCATTGGTTCATACACTGACACTTTCTATAACGAAGCAGTAGGAACACACCCAGGATCTTCACTTTCTATTGGATCGACCACAACTACTCTCTATCAATTAAAGGGTGATAGTGCTTCCGGAGCAGTAAAACTGGACGACCAGAGTACGGGATTGTTTCGTCGTCCTGTTTATGAGTCGGACGGTAACATATTTGATATGGATTCTGATGCTATGGATGGCATCGGGCAATCGCTCATGTCAATTATACAGTCAAATGAATATCCTGGATCGCAAAGACTTGCTGCCTCTGCTCCGAGCGGAGACTGGTCTGCCACTCTTTCTAATGTTTTTACTGATACAACTACAGATGGCAATGTAACTCAGTATAGTATTTGGCAGAGACAGACTATTACTGCTCCTGCTAAATGTAATGCGATGCACGTCAAACGAACACAGTATGGTTCCTATCCTCTAGCGTCATATGATGGTGGTTTAGAAGCGATGACTGATTCAGAGATGTCGCTTACCTTTGGACAGATAGCAGGAAAATATTTTAGGCATGGAGAAGTCGGTACATACGAACTACGCTCATCGGCACAGGGCGCACCTACGAGAACAGGAACTTGGGAAGCACGTGGTACAGCTGTAGACACTCGTTATACTACTGCGGACCAACAATACGCAGGTCAGTACACTGGATATTCTAATGTTCAATATTCTGGTACTAGGAACTACGCTGCCACTTATACTTCTCCTGCCAATTTTACTGGAGTGCGAGCATTTGGTGGTTCGAGAAACTATGCTGGTAACTATACAAGTCCTGCCAATTTTACTTCTCCAGCAGTTTTTGCGGGAACGAGACCAGCAAACTATGCTGGTGTAAGAACAGGTTCTTATGTAGGAAACCGTGCATTTAACTTCCTTGGCACCACCCCAGCAAACTATACTGGACCAAGGAGTTTTGCTGGTACAAGAGCAGCAAACTTCCTAGGAACAACTCCAACATATTACGTTGGACCCAGAAGTTTTGCTGGTACGAGATCTGCTGCATTTGGAGGTGTTACGCCAACATATTATGTTGGACCAAGAAGTTTCTTGGGTCCAAGAAGTGCTTATTTCTCTGTCACCACCCCTGCAAACTTTGCGAGATCCGTTTACTTCGAAGGAGCGCAACAAACATTTGGTGGATCTGCAAACTTCAATGGTCCAATGCCAGCAAACTTTGGCGTTTATCAGTCGTTCTTGGGTGTTGGCGGTTATCAAGGGGCAAGGGTATTCACTCGTTTCCAACCTTTTGAACCACTCCCCTTTACTGGATTGCGCTGGTTCCAAGGACCGAAGAACTTTAACGGTTGGCGATTATTCGCTGGATCGAGAACTTGGCAGTTTGCTGGCACCAGAAACTATGTCGGTCCTCGTGGGTATCTTGGGGTAAGAAACTATCTTGGCAGTAGAACATCATCTTATCTCGGCACAAGAAACGCATACTTCGCCGCGAACTTTAACTTCTTGGGAACCACTCCAGCGAACTATACTGGTGTGAGACCAGGAAGTTTTGCGAGCAATAATAACTTCCTCGGAGTAACACCAGCAAACTATTCTGGAGTGAGGGCAGGAAACTTTGCATCAAATGCTGCTTTCCTAGGTGTAACTCCCGCAAACTATTCTGGTGCGAGATCTGGTACTTTCACCAGTCCAGTCCCTGGCACCTTTGCTGGTTTTGCGAATGCTAACTTCACAGGTATTCGAACATTTGGTGGTACCAGATCCTTTGGTGGATCTAGAAACTATGCAAGCTCTAACTACCTCACACCAGGAACATTTTTGGGCATACGAGGATTTGCTGGATCAAGAACTTATACTGCGAACTTCACTGGAAACTATACTGCTCAATACACTGGGCAATACACTGGTGCGACACTAACTAATACTCCGGAGACGATTGAAACTTATACGCTATATGTGAGAGTTGATTAATATTATGGATTTTTATGCTGAACCGATGAACACTGCGATTATTCGCAATGAAGAATTCTTAGATCTGTTAAACGAATATTCTGATTTAGTACAAACGATTGACATTGCAAAAGTCAGCAACTACAACAAAGATGATGATGCTGACTGGTACACTGGAGACGATTACCGCAAACAAATAATCTACAAAGGTAGAGAACATTTTGGATACCCAGAATCATCGATGGGATTTGAACTGAGAGCGGAACACTTTCGATACGCCGATATCGACAAACAAGTAGAACTCGCGGGAAAGGGTGAACAACTTGTTGATGATGTTTGCATTTATCTTGGTGCTCACCGTAAAGCACTTTCTATGGTTTACCCCCCAAAAGGTTATATTGGTTGGCATAACAACGCCAACGCACCAGGATTTAATATTATCTTTACTTGGTCTGAAAGCGGTGACGGGCAATGGGAACATATTGATCCCAAAACCAAAGAACATGTAGTAATCCCTGACGTGAAGGGTTGGCAGTGTAAGTATGGATATTATGGAACATATGAAGAACCTGATAGACTTTTATATCATGCTGCTAAGACCAATTGCCTCAGAACTACTATAGCATTCGTCTTTAATGGTGATGAACGAGGAAAAGCAATGGCCGAAAACGTGATTGAGGAAATAGAAACTGCCTAAATAGTAGTTGTACTGATTTATAACTATAAAAAGGTAACACCTTGGCATCATCAGCACAGTTTATCCCATACGTAGACGATACGTATCATGATTCTGGATATGTTGGCGGCGAGCATAGACTCGTCGTTGAACTAACAGCGCAAGACGCAACAGTCTCTGGAGTTGCCGAGCGCAAGATTACTGGATCTGGCGCTGCCCAATCACAAGATTCTTCCGTCTCAGGTACTACCAAGAGAACTGTAACAACAATCGAAGCAGATTTAACTGCTGATGAGATTGGTGTTTCTTCCGTAACTGGTAATGGTGAACGTGAAGTTGTCTCTGAGGTCGCTGCCCTCGTTGTATCTGACGCATCAGACGTCGCAGGTATTGCCGAACGTAGTGTAGTAGATACTGATGCTACTCCTGCTGCTCAAGAATCTTCTGTTTCTGGAACCACTGTAATCACAAGTAATGGTAGTGGTTCCCCGCAAGCACAAAATTCTACTGTTTCTGGTTCCGCTACAGCAACTAGAAATGCATCAGGTGCTGTATCTGCTCAAAATGTAGCAGTAGATGGTGCCGCCGAACGCGAAATAACACAAGTTGGATCAGCGGCACTTCAACCTATCACTAATAATAATGTATCTGGAGAAGCACGTGCTTCTCGTACTGCTCAAGGCACGTTACAACCTACTGCTAACAATGTAGTTGCTGGCGTTGCTGAAAGAATCATCGATGATCAAGGTGGCATTACAGTAACAGCGGAATCATCTTCTGTTTCTGGATCAGGTAATCAAGGGTTTGTAACATCACCTACGATATCTGCTCAAGACGTTACTGTATCTGGCGTAGCAGAAAGAACTATTGTATCTGAGAGTGCTGCGATACAAGCACAAAGTAGCACCGTTGCTAGTGCCGCCGAGAGGGTTATTACAGGTTCTGGTGCTCCGCAACCAACTTCAAATAACTTAGTCTTTGGTGTTGCCGAGCGTGTTATTGAACTTGAAGTACATGGGCAAGTTGATGGTGATGTAAACGCAGATCCATCTAGTGCCTCTGGTGTCGCAGAGCGTATCATCGCAGATGTAGATGCCACACCTGCTTCTCAAGATGTTACTGTTTCTGGTGTATCGGAAAGAACCATAGTTGGATCGGGAACTCCTACTGCTCAATCTTCTGTTGTTGCTGGTGTATCTGAACGTGAAATCACTGGATCTGGTTCTTTACACGATGACGAATCAGTTATTACTGATGTTGCTGGTGATGGCGAACGTTCTATTGTAACTGTTGTCTCAGCAGCAGAAGTAGATACTCCTTCTCAAGTTACAGTAACAGCAAATATTGGACGAGTAACTTCCGCTGCCTTACAACCATCAGAAAACAATGTAGTTGCTGGCGTTGCTGAGCGTACTATAGTTGCTGGAGCAATAGCACTAAAACCAACAGAAAATAACATTACAAATATCACCGCAACTAAAGGACCATCAGTCTTAAGTTCTTCTCTACAAACGAGTGGTAGTGGTACAGGTGGTTTTGCTGAGCGCAGCATTGTTGATGTAGATACTGTTCTTGCTGCTGATTCTTCAACTATAGAAACTGGAGTCGCTGAGCGCACCATAGTTGGAGTTGACACTGATTTAACTGCTGCTGAAGTTGGAGTAGCGGCAACCACAGGTAACGCTGAACGAAACGTTGTTACTCAGGTAAGTGCGCTTGCGATAGATGATCCTTCTGCTGTTGTTGGTGCCGCTGAGCGCATCATTGTAGACGTCAGCACTGCGCTTGCTGCTCAATCTTCTAGTATTGAAACTGGTGTTGCGGAAAGGACTATAGTTGATGTTGACACCGCTCTTACTGCCCAGTCTTCGACGGTTGGTGGTGTATCTGAAAGAACTGTAAGAGATCCGATACCACCGCAAGTAGCATCTCAGGACGCAATAGTATCGGGAGTCGCGGAAAGAGAAATACGATCAGGCGCGACCTTATCTGCTCAAAATGTAACTGTTGTTGGCACAGCAGAAAGAGAAATCACTGTCGTTGACGGAGCATTAACTGCTTCAGAGATAGGATCTTCTGGTGTTGCTGGTGTAGCAGAACGCGAGATTGAAACTAACAACGTTGTACAAGCACTCGCTGTTGATTCTTCTTCTGTAGCAGGAACAGCAGAACGTACAATCAATGATGTTGATGCTACTCCTGCTGCTCAATCTTCTGTTGTTGTAGGTACATCCGAACGTACTGTTATATCTGTTGAAGCAGATCTAACCGCTGATGAAATCGGTGTTTCAGTAGTTGCTGGTAATGGTGAGCGCGAAATAATCACCGAGCAATCTGCGCTAATAGTTGACGATCCTTCCGATGTTTCTGGTGTTGCCGAGCGTGAGATTAGGTCAGCAGTTACTCTTACCACCGATGCGCCAGTTGTAACTGCTGTTACAGAAATAACTTCTAACTCAACAGGTGCTATACAGGCGCAGGATGCTGTTGTATCTGGCGTAGCAGAAAGAACTGTCGTATCTGTTGAAACAGATCTAACTGCTGCTGAAGTTGGTGCTTCCGGTGTCGCTGGTGTAGCAGAACGCGAGATTGAAGACGATGGCGTTACCCATGCTCTAAGACCTACGCTCAACAACGTTGTTGCTGGTGTAGCAGAGCGTGAGATTAGATCAGCAGTTTCCTTAACTACACAAGATGCAGCAGTTAATGGATCTGGTATTAGAACTATAAACGATATTGATGCAACTTCTTCTGCTCAATCCTCTACCGTTTCTGGCGTATCAGAGAGAACTATTGTTATTGTAGATGGCGATCTAAGTGCTTCGGAAGTTGGTGCTTCGGGAGTCGCAGGCGTTGCTGAACGTGAGATTGATGATAACCTTGCTACGCATGCCCTAAGACCTACTGTTAACAACGTTGTCGCTGGTGTAGCGGAACGTGTTATAACAGCAACTGGTTCACTACAACCTAGCGATTCACAGGTAGAAGTTGTACCAGAAATTGTTGCCAATTCGTCAGGAACGCCAAAGGCGCAAGAAGCAACTGTATCTGGCGTAGCAGAAAGAACTGTCGTAATAGTAGACGGCGATCTAACTGCTGCTGAAGTTGGTGTTTCTTCTGTAACTGGTAACGGCGAACGTGAAGTTGTAACAGAATACGCTGCTTTGGTGGTAGCGGATGCATCTGATGTTACTGGTGTGGCAGAACGTGCCGTTGTTGACACTGACGCAACTCCTGCTGCTCAATCTTCGACTGTTGCTGGTGTATCTGAAAGAACCGTAGTTGGTTCTGGCGCTGCTGTTGTTCAAGATGTAACAGTAGTTGGAGTTGCTGAAAGAGTAGTTGTCATAGTAGACGGTGCTCTAACTGCTGCTGAAGTTGGTGCCTCCGGAGTTGCTGGTGTTGGTGATCGAGAAGTTGATGACCAAGGTGGACTATCTGTAGAAGCAGGATCATCTTCAGCATCTGGTGTTGCTGAGAGAATAGTGGTTGTAGCAACAGGTGTGCCAGATAGTAATGGCGTTGCAGGTTTAGATGCTCAACCTTCAGTAGTTAATGCTGTAACTAAACGAACTGTATTCTCGATAGAAGCAGATCTAACCGCTGATGAGGTTGGTGTATCTTCAGTAGAGGGTGTTGCCCAACGTACAGAGTTGACTGAGGCGATTCCGCTGGTTAAAGCATTTAGAATATATAAACCTGCATTGTCGACAATTACTATCAGACGACCACTTGGTCAGATTGAAGTATAAATAGAATAGTTAAAAAAGATACTTGGATATAACAGATGGCATTGTATGAAGATTTATATGTAGATCAAGGAGCAGACGCTAGATGGCGTTTGAGACTTCTTGACGCAGATGCATCTTACAGGGATTTAGCGAATACCACTGTTAGAGGAAAGATTAATCGTAGTTATGGGGCAGACTCCTCAGAAGCAGTTTCATTTGACGCTAGAGTTATTTCCCCTGCTAGTGACGGGATTATTGATATAATCCTCACTAACACACAAACCGACTCCTTGACCAGGAGGAGGTATGTTTATGACGTGGAGATTGAATATACGGATTCAGCATCAGGTAATCCGTATGTTGAACGAATCTTAGAAGGTAAAATAATTGTCTCTAAGAGCGTAACTAAATAATTTTTAAATCATTGAGGATTATAAATAATGGGTATTAAGACTAAATCAAGTCTTGGAAAGTTGACGGGCACCGCCACAGTTATCCGAAAGGATGGCACTCGTGAAGAGGTGAAAGTGACCGCAAAAGTCTCGAAAGAGCAACTCGCTAAACTTGTCGCCGACGGCAAAGAGCGGGATGAAAAACAAAAGTAATAAATCCTAAAGGAGATTAAAATGGCTGTTACTCACCCAACTGATGTTCGCAACGGTATTGCGGATTATGTTGTTGACCTGATTGACGCTGGCGGTGCTGGTTCTATTAAGTTCCAGAATGGTGGTCAGAACGACTCAGTAGTTGCTTCACTTGCTTTTAGCGCAACTGCTTTCGGTGCTGCTGCTAACGGTATTGCTACTGCTGCTGCAATCACAGACGACACTAACTGTAAAGCAGGTACTGTAACTAAGTTTACTGTATTCTCTGGCGCTGGTGATTCTTGCTTCACTGGTTCAGTTACTGCTACTGGTGGCGGTGGCGACATTATCTTGTCATCTACCTCTATCGGTGCTGGCGATACTATCAGTATTTCTTCACTGACTTACGAAGCGCCAAACTGATTTAAAACGAATCAGTTGTTGATTCGTGATGAATAAAGATCAAGGGGGAGTATCCTCCCCCTCAACTTGCCTGAGGAAATAATGGTATGGCCGAACTCACTCTAAGAAACGTAAAAGGATCTGCACTAACCTTCACAGAGTTAGACTCCAACTTTCAGGCATTAAATTCAGATGTTACAAACAATTATGTAACTCTCGGCACTAGTCAAACGATTAGCGGTGCTAAGACGTTCTCTAATACTTTGACTGCATCCAACGGTGCTGTCTTAAATGGTCTGACCTATCCTACTGTTGATGGTGCTATCAATCAGTTTATAACCACAAACGGTTCAGGCACACTTTCTTTTGCAACTGTAGAATCATATGATTCCGCGAAAGTTCTAGGTCAGATTGATTCTGCTGCTGTTACACTAACTGGTACGCAATCTGTTTCTGGTGCTAAAACTTTTACTAATACTTTAACAGCATCTGGTGGTGCGGTATTAAACGGATTGACTTATCCTGTTTCTGATGGCGCAATTAATCAGTTTATAACTACGAATGGATCTGGTGTACTTTCCTTTGCTACTGTTGAGTCGTACGATTCGGCAAAGGTTCAAGGTCAAATTGATTCAAATGCCCCATTGTTCCTTAGCAGCGGTGCTACCGATAACTACACTACTGGTACGCTGACGTTCGATAACGGAACTACACTTACTGCTGCTGCTGGTGCAACTGTTAACTTCAGTAACACAACAGGAACAGCACCTTTTACTGTTGCATCAACAACTAAAGTAACAAACCTCAACGCAGATCAAGTTGATGGTTTTAATGGTATCGGAATTTACGACTCTGCTGGTACATTGCTGAACGGAGCATAACATGGCGGTAGTTTCATCTCGCGCTGACCTGATCGAATTTTGCCTTCGTAGACTGGGTGAACCAGTTGTTGAAGTCAACGTCGATGAAGATCAAATCGAAGATAAGATTGATGATGCCATTCAGTTGTATCAAGAGTTTCATCACGACGCAACTATGCGCGTCTATTACGAACATCAGTTAACATCTGACGACATTACAAACAAATATATTACTCTACCTACAAATATATTGTATGTAACTAAAATGTTCCCTGTTAGTGCTTCGGTCATTAACAGTTCTAATTTCTTTTCATTCAACTACCAATTTGCCATGAGCGACTTTCATCAAATGTCTGATGTTGGTTATGGCGGTCTGTCGTACTATGACCAAGTTCGTCAGTACATGGAGTTGATTGATATGAAAGTCAATGGTCTACCTTTAATTACTTTTGCACGTCGGCAAAATCGTTTATATATGCACAGCGATATTGAAGACGGCACCTTGAGTGCTGGAAAATATATTGCTCTTGAAGTTTATCAAACCGTTGATCCAACAACGCATACCAATATCTACAATGATATGTTCATTAAGGACTATACCACTGCCCTTATCAAAGAGCAGTGGGGTCAAAATATGTCAAAGTTTGAAGGTATGCAACTTCCTGGCGGCGTCACCATTAGTGGCGCTCGCTATATCGAAGAGGGCAGAGAAGAACAGGAAAAGATTCGAGAAAGAATGCGTCTCGAACAGGAAGTGCCGCCAGACTTCTTTGTAGGATAACGTCATGGCAACTTCAGTACACTTTCGCCACAACGTAAAATCTGAACAAGCTCTCTACGAAAATCTAATCGTTGAATCTCTCAAGTTCTATGGGCAAGATGTTTATTATCTGCCCCGAGAAGTTGTGTCCAGAGATATGGTCTTTAATGATGAGATTCTTTCAGAGTTTCGATATGCATTCAAAGTAGAAGTCTATGTTGAAAACGTAGAAGGATACGATGGAGAGGGCGACCTCTTTCAAAAGTTTGGTGTAGAGATCCGTGATGCTGCCACAGTTATTATGGCTCGCCGTAGATTTAACAGCGAGATTCGTCAGTATGTTGAGAAAAAAGATGATGTCTACTATCGTCCTCGCGAAGGCGACCTGATACACATTCCATTATCTGGTTCTACCTTTGAGATTATGAAGGTAGAAGATGAGAATCCTTTCTATCAGTTAGGGCAACTTCCTGTATTCAGAATGAGACTTGAGTTGTTCGAGTACAGTGGAGAACGGTTCAGTACTGGTACATATCAGGGCATCGACGACATTGAAGAGTTCGCCGCATATCAGTGGCAACTTACTATGGACTCTGCCTCTAATGGATTCACTAGAGGGGATAGAGTTACTCAAGCATTCGACGATTATGTTGTTACTGGTGAAGTTGTACACTGGTCTGATTCCGATAATATTATGAGACTTGCCAACGTTGGTAACACCTCTGGTGAGTACAAGTCCTTTACTACCACAAGGCAAGTTTTCTCTGTTGATAGCGTCGGAGTTGCGACTTCTATCGCTACTCCTATTGCTGTTGCTGAACTACAACAGATTCAATCTGGCGCTGCTGGTGGAGATATAAATCCAATAGGAGCGAGCAGTACTTGGACTTCTAACGTCACTGACTTTGATGTTTCTGTATTAGAGTTCGTAGACTTCAGCGAAGATAATCCATTTGGGGATTTTAGTTAATGTTTGGCGGTCATTTTTATCACGAGCGAGTTAGGAAGTGCGTCGCAGTATTTGGTGCGATGTTCAACAACCTATACATGATTCGCCGTGATGGTAATAATGTTTATGCCCAGCAAAAAGTTCCTCTGGCGTATGCGCCTGCTCGTAAGTTCTTAGAACGTATCAATGAAATGAATCAGGGCGAGGATAATGAAAGACAGTTAGCAATCAAACTGCCTCGTATGTCCTTTGAAGTTCTATCAATTGCGTATGATGCTCAACGACAACTTCCTAAGACCAATTATTTTACTAGAACTGGTATTGAAGACAGTCAGAAAGCGAGTAAGTTCTACACTGCAACTCCATACATTATTACGTTTGAACTTAATGTTTATGCTAAACAGCACAACGATGCCCTACAAGTAGTAGAACAAATATTGCCTTACTTTGCTCCACAATACACAGTAAGTTTTAAACCGATTGAAGATTATCCGGATATCAAAGAAGACGTTCCTGTAATATTACAGTCGGTAGCATTTACTGATAACTTTGAAGGAGCGATGGAAGATCGTCGTACGATAATCTATACCTTGACCTTTGATATGAAAGTAAACTTCTATGGTCCAAAACCAGACGAAGGCAAGATTATTACTCGTATCGACATGGATATGTACAATATGGATATTAACTCTGCTGACTCTGATAGGTATTTGGAGACTGTAAGAGTTGAAACGAATCCTCGTCCAGTTTCATTGGACTCTGATTATACCGTATCGCCGTCAATACTAGATAGTGATACCTATGTGCCTCATGACTATTTTAATAATCCATAATGGAATCAGATAAAGATAATGACTACCAGTTCGCCAGAGAAACTCTGTACGATTTAATCGGCAAGGGTCGCGACGGTGTAGAAGAAATGATTGAAGTCGCTAAGAGCAGCGAACACCCCAGAGCATATGAAGTTCTTGCCAAACTTATAAAAGACACCTCTGATGTTTCTCAACAGTTGATGAACCTTCACAAGCAAAAGAAGGATATAGAAAAGGAAGATGTCAAGGCACTACCTAAACAAGAAACGACGAATGTTTTTATCGGTTCAACTACCGATCTTCAGCGTGCGCTGAAACAAGTGAACGAAAAGGATATTACTCCTCAACATGATGCCCTCGCAGATTCAGGACACGACCAAGTCTAAACCCGACACGCACTATCTCGGTAATCCTCATGTCAAGAAAGATGGCATACAGGAGGATTGGACTCAAGAAAAAGTTGCCGAGTACGCCAAGTGTATGTCGGACCCTGCTCACTTTGCTACTAACCATTTAAAAATCATTAATCTCAACGATGGTCTAGTCCCGTTTGAGTTGTACCCATATCAAGAGGAAATGTTCCGGCAATTTAATGACAACCGTTTTACTGTTGTCCTTGCTTGTCGTCAGTCTGGTAAGTCTATATCCTCGGTAGCATATCTCCTTTGGTATGCTATATTTCACCCTGAGAAAACTGTAGCAGTCCTTGCTAACAAGGGTGCGACTGCGAGGGAGATGCTTTCGCGTATCACCTTGATGCTAGAGAACCTGCCTTTTTATCTACAACCAGGATGTAAGGTTCTAAACAAAGGTAGTATAGAGTTTAGTAATAACTCAAAGATATTTGCCGCAGCGACTTCCGGATCATCTATTCGTGGTCAGTCTGTAAACCTACTGTTCCTTGACGAGTTTGCGTTCGTCGAAAGGGCAGCGGAGTTTTACACCTCAACTTACCCTGTGGTTTCGTCAGGTAAAGATACGAAGGTGATCATTACATCTACCGCCAACGGTATCGGTAATCCTTTCCATAAGATATGGGAAGGTGCCGTACAGGGTGTGAATGAATATAAACCGTTCCGTGTAGATTGGTGGGACGTTCCTGGGAGAGACGAGAAGTGGAAAGAAGAAACGATTAATAACACTTCTCAGATACAGTTTGATCAGGAGTTTGGCAACACCTTCTTCGGTACAGGCGATACGTTAATCAATGCCGAGACCCTGTTAAACCTGAAGGCAGGTCGACCCAAGAAAATTCTCGAGGGCGGTGATCTACTTGTTTACGATGAACCTCGCAAGGGGTCACAATACGTCATGTGTGTTGACGTAAGTAAAGGGAGAGGACAGGATTATAGTACGTTTAACGTCATCGACATTAGCAGTAGACCTTTCAAACAGGTAGCAGTGTATCGCAACAATCTTATTTCTCCACTACTCTTCCCAGATATTATTTATAAATGGGCGACTTCTTACAATCAAGCATATGTGGT